CTAGAAGCGAAGTAACAAATGACGCTCCTAAAGTAAGTGAAGATATAATTTTTTAATTTTATACTAAATTAAACTAGTTTACTTAAAACTTAGTGCTAAATTTATACATTCAAATAATACCAGAGTGTAGGAAGATAATATATTAATGACTTCAAAGCACTAACAGGTTCTTATAAGGACATGTTGAAAGGGATTTAGATGAATAAGAATTCTAATGAAGAACTAAAATTTGATAATTCAGCTGTGCTTAGCGAAAAAGGCAGCCCTATATTAGGACGGTTGTCTGGGCCTGTTGCTGACATAATAAATCCAACAAGAAATGGAAGAAAGTATTCCGAAAAACTTTGGGAGAATGTTTTTAACAGCCCTATTGCACAGGAAACATTTGAAAACGGTGGATATTTCGGAGAGTTAGGTCACCCTGAAGGTCGTCAGGAAGTAGACATGGAAAAGATTGCTATTTGCATGCCTAAGCCTCCTGTAAAGAATAGTGACGGTCAGTTGATTGGCAGCTTTGATATTCTAGATACACCAAATGGTCGTATTCTGAAAACACTTTGTGACTATGGTTACAGAATGGGTATTTCCTCTCGTGGTTCCGGAGAAGTTTCACTGGACATGGAAGGAAATGAAGCTGTTGATGAAGACAGTTATGATTTCAGCTGTTTCGATGTAGTGTTACTTCCAGCTGTGAAAGCAGCCCGTATGGATTATGTAACTGAGTCCTTAGGTGACGAAAAAGTTACACTGAAACAAGCACTTGCAGAATCGTTAGACAAAGCAAATGATTCTGAAAGAAAAATTATGCAAGAGACGTTGAGTAATCTTCATCTTGAGTATATTCCAGAAGAGGTAATTAAAGTTAATGACGAAACGCCTGCTTCTGTTAATAATATAGAAGTTGTCGAAGAAAGCGTTGCAGTCGACAATAACGAGGCAGAACTTGTTGAGCAACTTCAAACCCTTATACGAGAGAATAAGGAAAAAGAAGAGCAGATAATTGAGTTACAAGAAAAGTTATCAGTTAGTTATACTAAAGAGGCTGCATGTAATGAAAAGATGTCTAGATACCAACAGGCAATTCTGAAATTATCTGAAGACTCGAAGAAAGTCAAATCTCTCGAAGAACAGTTGAGTAAAGCACAAACAGATCTTTCTAATGTTAAACAATCGCTTGTAGAATCAGAGAAAGCTTCAAAAGATCGCCAGGCCAAACTCCAAGAGAAATCAAAATCACTTGTTGAGTCTGTTGATAATAGTAAAAGAAAGATTAAAGAGTTGCAAGAACAGTTAAAGGCCGCTAATGAAAATAGTAATAGCGAAATTAACTCTCTAACAGAGCAACTTTCTAGTGCTAAGAAAGACTTAGAATTAAAGAAGACTGAATACTCGAAAAAACTTAGTGCTTCAAATAAGTTAGTTGAAAAGTATAAAACAATTGCATCTGGTGCAGTTAATCGTTATATTGAGTCACAAGCACTAAGATTAGGTGTATCTCATAATGAAATTTTGAATAGATTGCCTGATAGTTATACATTTGATGACATTGACACAGTGTGTGAAAGTTTACAGTCTGTTAATCTGAATCTTAGTAAACTTCCGTTTCAATCAATGAAACTTGAAGGAAAATTAGGTGCTAGAGTTTCATCTCCTAAGAAGTCTGTTTTACCTGGTAATCAAGATGATGTAGTTGATGATGATCTTTTAGCTCTAGCGGGATTAAAATAATATTAAAATAAGAGGTTAAAAAATTATGACACTTTTAGAGCAATATAAAGGTCGTCTTGCCGTTTCTGAGTCCGTTTACGGAAAGACTCACGCTGGCGAGAAGATGGACAATCACAAGAAATTAGTTATTGCTAAAGTCCTTGACAATACTTCTAAGTTTATCGCAGAGGCATTTGATGCTGCAAGTGGTACTCAGAGAAGTGATCTTGGTCTTTACAAGAAATTCACTTTAAATCTTACAACCGTAGCACTTCCTAACCTGATCGCTCATGATCTAGTTATCGTGCATCCAATGAGCTCAATGAGCGGTTTCATTACCTACATTGAGTATTCTGCTAGCAAGACCAAGGGTCAGACCACTGCTGGTAAGTTCCTGAATAGCCCCTTCGCTCTTGGCGATGTGGATCCCGACTACACTGGTGACAGAGTTGTTGAGAATGCTGCTGCTGGTGCTTCTCTTGTTCTTTCTTGGACTCCTGTTGTTAAGGAAGCTTTCGAAGACGAAGCAACCGGAACCAAGTATGATGTGAAGATTACTCACGCTGATGGTACTGTTGACTTTGCAAATGTTGGTGCTGATGGGAAGACCGTCACTCCTTCTGCTGCTTTCGTAGCTACTGACCGTGTAGCTTACTTCTACGACAATATTGTTGTTCCTCAGAACGATCTGCCTATGCTTAAGGCTGAGATGAAGAACATCGCTCTCGTGGCAAAAGCTCGTAGAATTGCTGTTTTCTATTCTCAGATCGCTGCTTTCCAGGCTAAGACCGATTATGGTTTCGACCTTGGTGACCAGCTTGCAGAAAAAGCTGTTGGACAGTTAGAGTACGAGATTGACACTGAGATCGTTCAGTTGCTGATTGACAATGCTCCTACTGATGAGACTCTGTCTTGGAGCAAGACCCTTCCTGTGGGCGTTTCCAAGTCTGAGCACTATCAAGGATTTATGGAAATCGTTGAAGATGCTAAGAGAATCGTGTATGACCGTACAAAGAGATTTGTTCCTAACTACATGATCTGCGCTAGCGATCTTATCCCTGTGTTCTCTTTCATTCGTGACTGGAATCCTGCTCCTGTAAGCGATGTTAATGGTCCTTACTTTGCTGGTACTCTCGGTTCACTGAAAGTATTCGTTTCTCCTGCACTCGACGCTGGTAAGTTCTTAGTTGGTGTCAATGGTTCCGACATGATGTCCAGCGCTGCTGTTTATGCTCCTTACATGGCTGTTGTTCCTACTATGCTGCTTCAGTATGCAGATGGTGGTACATCACAAGGTTGGAGCACAATGTACGACCTGAAGATGCTGAACGCTAACCTGCTCGTTGCTGGTGGCATCACAGCTTAATCGTCGCACATTTAGCAGAAATACCTTATAATCATATAGGGAGGGGAGTAGTCTCCCTTCCCTATATTTTTTGTATTACAAAGAAAATATTACAAGAAGGAACATATCAAATGAAAAATGTTCTAAAAGAAGATTTTCAAGTACATGACACACTAAATCCTAAATTGTGGGATAGTGAAAATAAATTACTACCTGAAGTTCGTCAGAAGATTGTAGATATTGTAGCTAATTTTGAGGAATATGTAGAAATACCAATACATATTGTTGACATCGTTCTGGTAGGAAGTAACGCCGCATATAATTACACTCAATATTCAGACTTAGATGTTCACATTATAGTTAACCCTGAGTTGGTTACAGATATTCCTGAAGAAGTACAAGTTCTTATATATAATATGAAAAAGTCTTCTTTCAATAAAGAGTTTGATATTAAGATAAAAGGGATAGCTGTTGAACTATATGTAGAGGATATGCACACCTCAGCTGTTTCCAATGGCATATATTCTGTGTGTGATGATAGATGGGTAAAAGAACCAAAACAGAATACTTCCATAACTAAACACAATGTTGAAAAAGATGTAGAAAATTGGGTTGAAAGAATTGAAGAATCTATAGCTACTAGTGATAGTGAAACAATTGGAAATACAGTAGATATATTGTATTTAATGAGGAAGAACTCTATTGCTACAGAGGGTGAATATGGAAAAGGAAATGAAGTATTCAAAACCTTAAGAGATAGAGGATATGTCAAGAAGCTGAAGGAAGCACTTAATAGTGCTATTTCTTCTAACCTGTCTCTTGAGTCTTATACATATACAGGAAAATTCATAAATCTATTCGAGGAGTAAACAAATGAATAAATTAGTACTAGAAGAGTCTTTGAATACTCTCAATGAACAAGAATTAAAAGAAGCGGATTTTAGGGATGTTAGAAATAAAGTTGATGAATTTCTTGAGAACTATTACGAGCGTAAAGTATTTGAATTTCTAACAGAAGAACAAGCAACTGTGCAAGAAGTTATGCAAGCTGTACCTGAGTATAATCCAGATTGGTGCCCAGAGGACTACACTGATGAAGTAGCAAGAATTGAACAAACTTGCGGAGAGTCTATGATTAATGCACTTGTGAGTGCAGGATTAAGAACTTTGTTTCTTGATGCGTAAATAATAATCTACTAATTAAAGTAAGAAGGAGGTATAATTAATCTGTGAATAGACTTTTAGAAGATAAAAGACAAGAGTTAATAACAAAATCAAAACATGCAGATAATTATGCTCCTAGTAATCAATATCTTGGAAAGAATAGATACGAAAGAAGATTACATAGTAAAGTAGCAAACTCTGTTAGAGAAATGAATGCTATTAATATGAATAAATTCTTTCAAGATAATATTCTAGACGTAGATATAAAAGTACGTGGCGAAACAGATGACTATATTGTTAGAATTAGTTTTGGCGGAGTACTTGATGAGATACATAAACAAATTGAAA